TTACCAATTCGTATAAACATCAATACCGCTATGACCGACACCTGTGTCATAGACTTTATAGGCACCTAAAGATGATTGACCAGTCGATCCTTTCGATTGATTATCGCTGGCAACAACGATGTACCCATCGGCATCACGGATGGTTCCGTCTGATGCTACATGGCGACCAGGGATATTCAATCCGCCTCCTGGCAAGACTTTTTGTGAGTAGTACGATTCTCTCACACCATTGAAATAGTTGATCCCATCCACTGGATTCAAGACACCAGAACCAGCACCAGGAACGCTTGAACGAGTTTGACTCACGTTAGCAGTCGCTGTGGATTCACTTTTTTCTGTGCTTTCTTTCGTACTTGTTTCTTTGTTTTCTACTGATTGGCCATCGTTAGAAACCAACAATGTTTCGCCATCAAAAATCATATTTGGATTTTCGATCGAATCATTTAAAGCTAAAAGGTCTTCGACCGTAGTTTGATAAGTAGCAGCGATCCCAGATAGAGTGTCTCCTGGTTCGACAACATGGGTTTGTTCTGCTGCTGACACAACTGTTCCACCAACGAATAAACCAAATCCTGCAACAACTGTAAATGCAAATTTTTTCAAATGAAAAAACCTCTCTTTTGATTATTTGTCCCGCTATCGGGCACAAGTAAGAGAATAACATTACAATATTGCAGGAAGGTTTCAGAAATATTTTTCATTATCACAATTGTTAAACAGAAAGTTACAGGATTTTTATTCAAAAATGCTAAACTTACAATATTGTTATCCCTTTCGATGAGTGCTTTTAGTGGCCACATGCTATAGTGATGCTAGTAATGGAAAGGAATGACACCCATGAAAAAACTACTATTAACGCTTGGCGTTTTGATTATTGTCGTAGCCGGCTATTTCGGCTACACGTACTATGCAACAACGTATCGCGGCATCACGGCTTATGCTATCACGCCCAACAAAGTCCCTGAAAAGACACAGACCTACAGCGATTCTGGTGAAAAAATCGATGGCTCTTTTACCTACAAATACACCTTTGAATTCGTAAAGAAAAATGGTGAAAAAGAACTCATGACCTATGACCTGACGGGCGAAAATGTAAAACCATTGGCTCCAAATACTTTAGTCAAAGCAGAAATCAGTAAGACCGCATCATTTCTGGTCCCAATGAAGTCCCTCAATCAGAAGTCCCCGCAAAAATATTGTCTGAGCTGGAAGCACTCAAGAAATAGTTTTTATTCAAGCTATCGTTCAAATATGTCAAAGATGACATCCTTAAAATCATTGATATCCAAATTCGTTTTTTCTAAAAGTTCATGAGTAGTTGGTATATCATTAAATTTCATCTCATATTTTTTAATCTGTTAAGTATCCGATCAACATTATATTTTAGAAGTCAAATTTATTTTGTGATTTTATTTCATCACAATCACAATAAATATATTATGATAAAAAATTATTGTCACAACATTGTAAACAAGTTAACTGAAGACATAGCCTTTCTTAAATTACTTATATGACTTCAAGTTTGTTCTTATTATATCCTTTGAAATTTGAAGTTCTAGTATATAAAATCACAAAATACTACTGATGCCCTAAACCTTCCTCGTAAGAAGCCTATTGATTATTTTCTGAAGTACCTCACACTTATACTCATTTTTATTTTTAATATACTTATATATGTGATAAAATTAACAATGAAAGCGAAATCACAAATGTGATGAGGCTCTTACTCAAACTATTTTAGAAAGGATGTTGTTTATGACGTTTTATTATCCCATTTTGAAGAAAGGAAATTCAGAAATAATAGCTTTAGAGAATTTACCTGACGATTTTAAAAAAACAGATTCGAATATATGCCCTCTTATTGAAGCACCTCAAAAATCTAATCCTGACAACTGGGAAAAAGATTTTAATACTTTCGGAACATATTTAAGCAGAAAAATACCTACCTTAAAGTTTGCATTCCAATACTCGACAGCTTTTTCGCAACTAGATACTGATATAGTAAGCACTTGGCAAAGTGACGACGGTCTTAACATTGTTGAATACATTCACAATCGTTTATCTACAGGATATGGAAACTACATCCCTTGTTTTAACTATGATGATCCAGATTGGATCTTGGATAGCATACCATTTGACTTTATAACAAAGATTATAGTCAGAATAGAGCCACATAAATTCGAATCTGGGCTTGACAACATAATCATCTCTGGAATAAAAAGTAAGTTTTTGACTAAATTTCCCGGCAAAAAAATAATTTGGCTATTAGATTTTTACAATTCCTTTTCTGAATTGGAAAGAGTTACTACTATGATATCCTTAATTGACACGAATCAAGCAGGAGAGAACATTATTTTTGGTGCCACATCGTGTCCCGAAGATGCTAACTCTATTAACCATAGTAATTTTTCTGTCGCTAGTACTCGTAATGACTTATCCAGTTTTTTAGCTTTAAAAGAACAATTTATTAGTCTTTCATTTGCAGATTATACGGTTAGGCTAAAACCAGCACCCACAACTGAGCAGAGATCGAGAATAAATATGAATAATACTTATCTAAAAATATTTTACTCTACAGATAAACATTACATGATTGCAAAATCTGGATTGATTAGCCGTCAAGGTAAAGAACAATCGAATCATTTAACGCTTCAAGAAATATGCAAAAAGCTAATTCATTCACCACATTACTTTGGAAAAGATTACTCTTGGGGAGACAAAAAAATATACGAATGTGCAATTAATGAGATAGAAATAAATGACCATCAGGTCCCAATACAGATAGGAATCAACCATCATCTAGTTACTACTATAAATCAACTATAATTTCTACTTCTTAAAGCATCATAGATATATTTTTTTATGATGCTTTTTCTTTTATCATTCAAAATAATTTCAAATAATTCATGCTTTCGAATTTTTTTCAAGCTTTTTGGATAACCTAATATATCAATTAGACCGTTGTACTCTTCCTTCCAAAGAAGATTTAATAAAGCTGCTTCATCTTGAGTTTTGATCTTTCTTCCTTTTCTCAATTCGATAAGACCAGTTTTATCTTTTCTAATAGTTGTAATTCCCCACCAATCAGGAACTATTAATTTAACTGGATCAACATATTTTCTATCCACAACTATAGTCATTCGTTCGAACACCCTGTTATAGTTTTGTACTTGTTGAGGAAGTCTTAGTAAATTGTCAGATTCACTTTTTAATTCATAACCGTGCAGAATTCCATTTACTACTGCTATATCTATTCTAGAAGCCCCATTAATTAATCCCATTTCATTAATAACCTTTGTATTATTATCTCCTTCATGCTTTTGATAGAGTTCTTTTAATATCATATTTCGAAGATCCCTATCCTTCATCTTAAGCATGGCTGACACACTCCTTACATTTTTCTATAGCTTACATTACCAAACTATTCTTTTCTAATCAAATATATTTCATGAATTTATTGATTATTCACTTACTGACTTTTTTTAAAGTAAAAAACAACTTTTGTTCATTCAAGAATAAAATGCAAACCAATCTAATCTACAAATTAAATACTTTAGCGATATAAATTCTACTCCTTTTAGGATAAAAACAAGTAAAAAAACCGCTAGATTGTTTATCTCTAGCGGTTTTTTTTGCGATTTTAATAGAGTTCCAAGTATTGTTGAAATCACATTAGCAACATTGTATAGGGTTATATAAACCCTAATATATAAGCTTTCTACTCCTCATTCGGAGAATATGATTATATAACATTTTACAACCTTTGCCCCTTTTCTGCCCCCCTCGAAAACATTCTCTTTTGATTCTTATATTTTTGCAACTGATTCCTAAAGCAATTGAAAATAGATATCGATATTTATAGGCTATGTATTTGTTTTCTGATACAATGAAGCTATAAAATTAATGAAAAGAGGAACGGTTATGGGACTGTTTGGTAAAAAAGAGGAATTCAATATTGAAACTTTGAAAAGAAAAGCAATCCAAAAAGAAGAGTTTACAAAACAAGAATTAAAATTCTTTACTAAAGAAGTCGGCACGTCTCCTAGCGCTTATGCTTTGGATCAAAAGTATCTTGATGGTTCAAGAGAGAAAACCATCTCAACATCCGATAGAGAAAAGAGATTCGACGATTATTCACCTACCAAAAAAATAGGGAATCTAGTTCATTTTGATGATAAAAACAAAATAATCAAGTTTCAGAGCGGTCTATCTTTAAAGCCTAATTCTGCACTAGCATATGAAGACATAACGGATTTTGAAATAATTGAGGATAATAACCAGGTGATCAAGAGTGGTTTGGGAACTGCTATTGGTGGTGGTGTTCTTTTTGGTCCCGCTGGTGCTATAGCCGGTGCTGTAATCGGGAAAGGAAAAAAGGGAAAAGAATACGTTGAAAAGTTACAAGTAATATTAAAAATGAAGAATGGTCAATCTAAAATAATTAGTTTTCTAAATTCTAAAACCAAAGTAAAATCTCTAGCATATAAAACTTTAGAACCACAATTTCGAGAGGCAGTTTTGAAGATTGAGTCAATAGTTAAAATGAACGCAAATGTTTCTGGCAATCAATCCGCATCTTCCTCACCTGCTGACGAGTTAAGGAAATTTAAACAACTTCTTGAAGAAGGGGTAATTAATCAAGAAGAATTTAATCAAAAGAAAAAAGAATTGTTGGGACTATAACCCTAAGCCTGTTTATCAGGCTTTTTTCTTTACCTTTTGTTCGCTTTACAACAGGAACAAGCGTTCGTATAATTCTTACAAGGAGTGATTGATATGCAAATACCGTTAGCGCATCAAAGAACCTATGCTTTTGAACGATACTACTATGAATTCATCGAACGAATGGGTCCAGCCCACTTACTTTACGATCAGTTTGTTCGGACGATGGAGAATTTTGGAAAACCATACTTTACCGTGCCGTCAAGCTATAGTGGTTACCCTGAAGAATTAGCTTATGTATTTAAAAAAGACGGTGAAAACTATCTGTTTGATCACGTTAGGACCCAAGAAAAAATTCTCCGAAAATACGACCCTAACACAAAGTATAAGCCAGGCGGTAACTGATATGAATCTTATTACACAATACGAACAAGGCTATATCGATCTAAGAACTTTTATTAATGAATTTCCTGATTCTATATCAGAGTCTCAAGAATGCCTATTTGGCATCGAATGCATTGAGTTTTATGTACGCTTAGTTTTGGGAAAGATAGATTTACTTTACTATATATCTCCTTATAGGTAATAAAACGAAAAAACTTCGCTTGCTTGATGTAAGCGAAGTTTTATTTTGATACAATAAAACTAAAACTATGAAAAGAGGGTAAAAATGAAAAAGATTAGTGTGGGAGTTATTGCTGTAATTACTATATTCCTTCTTGCAGCATGTGGGACAAGGATAACGACAGAAGACCTAAAAGCAAATGATTGGATCTCAGAAACTTCGAGCGATGATGATCCAAACATGCTTCTATCATTCTCAGACCACGTAATGTCAGTATCTATTGATACCGATAGTATGACTTCTAATGCAAAAGACGACTGGGGAAAATTAGGTGAGGATTTAGCAAAACAAATCATAGATCAGATGAGTTACAAACTTGAGTACACTCTAGAAAAAGATACGATCAAAATTCAGGATACAGATGATGAAAAAGCTTTTGTCTATTACACTGTTTCAAAAGAAGATGAAAATATAATCTTCACACCTGATGAAAAACAAAATAAAGACGATTCAGATGCAGAAAAGCTTGTTTTGAAACCTTATACGAAAAAGAAAGAAGTTGAAACAAGCTCATCATCATCCACAGAAGAAACAACTGTCTCATCAGAATCAGCTACTACAAATCTAGACGATATAATTGAGGCATTCTCACAGCAATCTCTTGTAGTTTACAACCCACGGGATATGACTAAAGAAGATTTTGGCATTGCCCCTATGTCGGCTACAAAAGCGAAAATCTTTTCTTTAATTGAAACCGATACCGAAGATGAGCAGCAAAACGCTCGCTTACTTACTTTTGATAATCTAGATGACTTAAAAGCGACTAAAAAATATTATGATGATCTTGGAAAAGATTCCGCAATGCTGTTCTCTTATACTGCGGTTAACGAAGATGAACTAGTATTGATGCAATTTAATGGGCAACTACCGCAAGAATTGGTGGAAAAATATGTTAAGGCAGCTTCTTTGGAATTAACAGAATCCCCATTTGGTTCTACTGCCGCAGAATCGCAAACTTACTCATCAGAAAGTGTTGCTGTCTATTCGGAAGAAAGCGTCCAACCTGTTGAACCTCCAGTAAGTAGTCAGGAACAAACATATGAGAGTTATAGTGCTCCATCTCAACCGGTTGAAGAGTATACAACCGTACAAGCTGGTGAAGGTCCTCCAGAAATAGCTGCACGTGTTGGCATATCTGTGGACCAACTGCTTGAATTAAACGGAATGGATTCCAATAATTTTATGCTGTATCCTGGTGATACATTAAGAGTGAAATAATGCTAAAAGAAATAGGAGTTGATGATATGTCAGGGGTTAGTTGGGATGGTATATTGGGGTTTTTTGGTGCGATAATCGGAGTATTTGGTGCTTGGTTTGTTTCTAGTTTACAGTTCAAACAACCACAGAAAAACGCATTAAAAAAGTATTCTTATACATTATCTAAGGAATTAACTGAATTGTTAAAAACATCTTTCCATTCTGATTCTAACGGAAGTTTTGTACATGATGAAAGATATCCACCTGATATTTTAAGGGGGATTATAGAATCGACAGATAATATTTTAAATCCTTATTATCCTTTTATAAGACAAAATAAAATTGAAATTGTAAATAAAATAAAAGTAGATTTAGATGATCTACAAAGCGGATTAACTTCATTTTGGATGAAAAATTCAAATGCTACGAAACCTCATCAAGTTTACCCTTTGAAAGATCAAGCGGCTTTTGTAAATCAAGTTAATAAGATACAAAAATTATTAGACCGGTTATAAAAAAAGCCCCCTACTCAAAAGAGTAAGGGGTATTTGTTTATACTACTGCAGAATATCTACGTTTTCCAGACTCCGAACCGATCCAACTTAACCATACATATCCACTAGCTACTACTTTAGAATCATAGTTAACTGTTTGCCCAGCTTTATACTCTCCGACAATTGCAGAATTGGTCGATGCCGCTGCTCGAATATTCGTGGTGGCTGTAAAACGATAACTTCCCTTATTTGGCAAGTTTGCGCCTTTCAATGACGTACTACTATTCGAATTGCTCGAACTACCGCTAGATGCAGAATCTAGGTCTTGGCCCAACACCCAGGAGTTGATACCTTCTAACAGAAAAGCGTATTTTGATCGTGACTGATTCACTTCTTTAACTTGTTTCACTTTGTAAGTTGAGCCTTTTACAAAGCTTGCTACAGACTGTCCTGTCTGATAGTGAGTGGCACTAGTCTTCACTTTAACAGATGAACCAATAGCGTATTTAGTTGTCACAGTGGAAGTTGAGGATCCAGAATTATTGTTTGAAGTACTATCTCCGTTGTAATATTTTTTGATTTGATCCACGAAATATTGCTTGACAGCTGTTACACCTTTCCCGTGCAGATCCCACGCTCTGTGAGGACACGATGTAGAACTCAACTCACGATGTAAAGGAAAAACAGCTGAAGCAGGATTTAAACCGTACTTTTTACATAAATCGGCAGCTAACTTAAATGCTTTTTGTTCATTCGCAAGATACGTGGATTCATTACCCATGGATTGACATACTTCAATCCCTAAGTAATTCGCATTGCCTTTGCTGTTTCCTGTATGCCATGCCTTGTTGCTATCCTTCTCTGCTTGATATGTTCCATCACTAGCAACATAGTAATGAGCAAATCCTAAAGACGGGGTATGGCTTTCTAGCCAGTTTTTATAAAATGCAGCAGTGGCTCCTTGGCTTCCGGCATCATTATGCAAAACGATTGCTGTCGGGTTTGATCCACGAGCGCCCGCAATTCCAGAATAACTTACTACCATTTATTCCACCTCCACTAATTTGTGATTTGGCAATGACAACATTTGACCTTCTAATTCAATCTTTGTAAAGATCTCATTCGATCTTAAAACTTTGTATTTTCCAATTAGATAAAAGAAATCACCAACTTGAAATCCGTCAAATTCTTTAGGAAGCCCATCCGACGTAACCTCTTTAAACCCATTCTCTTCGTATCGATCGACTGTTTCAGTTTCACCTTTTTCGAATGGATCTAACTGGACGTATTCTTCTCCAACTTCTTTGACTTGCAGCTTTCCGAGTACAGTTACATAAGAACCTTCTTTGAACATATTCTTCCTCCTTTAGATATAGAAAAAGAGCGGCTTATTCAGCCACTCCTTGGTCAACGCCATCTTTCATCCCTTTTACTGCTGATTCGATTAACAGATTCAGCTCGTCTTCAGTAAACTTAATGCCGTTCTTATTAAACAAGTCTACTAACTGAGCTTTTGCTTCTTGCAACTTAGCATCTCCATTTGCTTCTGAGTAAACTTGCTGAACTGCTGATACAACGATCGCTACATATTTTTTCTTGCTTTCCAACTGAGCTAAGACACCTTTCTTTTTCAAGTATTCTGAACCCTTTTGGCCAATAAATGCTGCCACCAACCCAACCACAACAATTAATAAGTTTAACAATGCGTCTTGTAATGCTTCCATCTAAATTCCACCTTTCAAAATAGTGTTCTCATTTTTCAATGTTTCGTTTTCTCCTTCGAGTTCTTGAATGCGTTCATCACGTTCTTCAACTTGCAACTCAAGAAACCCAATTTGTTCCTTGTATGCCGTCACTTGCTTCTCGTGTTCTTCCTTAAACTCTCGGAATTCTGATCTAACTGCTGATAGCTCGTCTTTAAACTCCTTCACTTGCAATCTATAGCCTTCAATAATGTTACCCATATTTTGGATATACAAAGCTTCAGCATTGTTATCCCCTTCTGTCTTCACTTCTTCAACCTTGTTCTTCCCCTGCACTTTAGCCACTAATTTCGGACCGTATACCGCCGAAAGAAAAACGCCGATAATTGTCATGATTTGCGGAAATCCGCTGGTCCAAAATCTATCCATCTACTTCATCCTTTATAATTATTTCCTGTTGGTGTGCCTTCAGGATATTTGTGCTCATTAGCGCTATTGTGAAGCAATAAATCCACGATGGATTTGTACTGCCATATATGAATGTGACTAAGAAACAAGAGCCTAAAAGAAGCCACAGAAACAGCAATACGAAGTACAGAGGGAGTTTGAGATACACATTATCAATTATCAAACCAAAATAACGACCACCAATAAATCCGAAGATATTATTGATAGCCGCATATGCGTTTGAATATGAAAGTATGTTTGAGTTAAAAAAGTGGTAGAAGCCATAGGCAATTGAACCTAGAGAAAAAGAGAAAGAAGTACTTCGTTTATTAATATATCCGAGTGTATATCTAATTAATTCCCACATATGCCACCTACTTTCCTAAAATATAGTCCATAACACAATTAGCCAAAAGTCAGCTCAATTTGATTTTTACAAAACCTAACCCAGTCGATTTTAGTTTCAAACCAGTGCCGGTCACAAAAGATTCTGCGGTAACATTTTTAGAGTCTACAACGGTTACCTTTTTACCTAACTCATAGTCAGGTAGTTTTAACTGGGTTTCTGATACCGCGTTGAAAAAGTCAACACAATATATTGTTTCACCATGTTCTTTATAAAAGTAAGCTTTCTCAGCGCCATCACATATCATCTTTTCCATAAATGTGTAAGATCCAGCGTAGAATAATTCACTGCCAATCTCTAGAACGACAGGCTCATTTACTAGATGAGAGTAAATTTTATTGAACTCGGATAAGAAGTGGATAGGCGCAGTGTTCTTGTATCTAAGATCTCCAATACCAATTGAACGATTTGTGCGGGTAACTATCAAATCTGTATCATTCGCATAGACAAACCTATCGTTGTTAAAAGGTAACGATGCGCTATTATGCAATACTCCATCAGGAGAATATTTTGCTGCAGTATCAAGGAAATATACTTTAGCATTTTGCAAAATATCTGTCGTCATCTGCAAACCAACATAATTAGCAATTGAAATCCT